GCTAAGTGGAAATCTTTAATGGATGTTGCTGAAGCAGAAGACTTAGGCGGACCAACAGTAACTGATTCCGATAACGAAAAAGATGAAGTCGGTAAAAAGAAAAAGAAGATGAAAGCATCTGACCTCCCAGAAATCAATGTTAAAGAAGACATCGAAGCATTGGTTCAAGGTGAAGAACTTTCTGAAGAATTTAAGTCTAAAGCATCAACAATCTTTGAAGCAGCTGTTTATCAGAAGGTTATGGAAGTTGCAACTAAGAAGACCGAAGAGTTAGAAGAAGAATATACCAAGAATCTTCAAGAAGAAATTATTACTTTTAGAGATGAATTGACAGAAAAAGTAGACGGATATTTGAACTACGTTGTTGAAGAGTGGATGAAAGAAAACGAACTTTCACTCGACAGTTCACTTAGAAGTGAAATTACAGAAGAGTTCATTGGTGGATTGAAAGGTCTTTTCCAAGAACATTACATCGAAGTTCCAGATGAAAAAGTAGACATGGTTGAAAACTTATTTGACCGCGTTGAGGAATTAGAAACCAAATTAAATGGCAAAATCGAAGAGAACGTCAAAGTAACAAACGAACTCAACGAATATCGCAAAAATAAGATTGTCGAAGAAGTTAGTAATGACCTTGCTGACACACAATCCGAAAAGTTGAAGACACTTACAGAAGGTGTTTCAATGGAAGAAGGCGATGTCGAAGATTTTGAAAGTAAAGTAAAACAGATTAAGGAAAGTTATTTCCCTAGTCAAGTTAAAAAAGATGAAGTTATTAGTGAAGAAAGTGTTAGTTCAGAAGATCAAGAGGAAACTCCTGTTAAGATGAATAACATAATGGAAGCATATAGCCACGCTATTGCTCGTAATTAAATATTACAATTTTTTTAATCCATATTAGGAGTTAAATAATATGAAACTCGCAGAAAATTTAAATGAAAAGTGGGCGCCGGTTCTAGACCATCCAGATCTTCCAAAGATCACAGATAGTCACAAACGTGCCGTTACCGCTATGTGTCTTGAGAACACAGAATATCAATATGCTCAAGATCAACAAATGCAAGGTCAATCTGGTTTATTGTCGGAAGCAACACCAGTTACAATCAACGCTCTGACATCCACTAACCCATCTTTGGGTGGTGTTGCTGGTAATTCAGTTCAAACAGCAGCGTTCAATTTTGCAGATCCAGTTTTGATCTCTATGGTTCGCCGTGCAATGCCTCAGTTAGTTGCATATGACGTTTGTGGAGTTCAACCAATGTCAGGACCAACAGGTCTTATTTTCGCACTCAAGAGTCGTGTTAATACAATGGGTGGAGCTGAAATGCCTGGTGTTAATGCTGATACAGTCGCAAGTGAATCTGGAACAGCTAATAGTGGTGATACAGTCAAGACGCCTGGTCTTTTGATCACGGGTACTGACGGAACTGGTCAAACAGGAACAGAATTTGCTGCTTCAAGTGCTCTGGAAACAGACGGTGGTGAAGGTGATATTGCTGGTCAGATGTCATTCTCAATTGAGAAGATATCCATCGCTGCTGGAACACGTGCTCTCAAAGGTTCGTATTCTATGGAATTAGCACAGGATTTACGTGCTGTTCATGGATTGGATGCAGAAGCAGAACTTGCTAACATTCTTTCTAGTGAAATTCTAGTTGAGATCAACCGTGAAGTAATTCGTAAGATTTACATAAACGCTGCTGTTGGTGCTCAAATTGGAACAACAACTGCTGGAATATTTGACCTTGACACCGATTCTAACGGTCGTTGGATGGTTGAAAAATTCAAAGGTCTGATGATGCAGATTGAAAAAGATGCTAACCAGATTGGAAAAGACACACGCAGAGGAAAAGGTAATCTTATCATGACCTCTTCAGATGTCGCTTCCGCACTTCAAATGGCAGGAATGTTGGATTATTCTCCAGCAATGAGTACTGACATTAATTCAGATACATCCTCTTCTACATTTGCTGGTGTTCTTAATGGTCGATATAAAGTTTATGTTGATCCTTATGCTGATGCAAACGCACAAGAGTTCTATTGTGTCGGTTACAAAGGTGATTCTCCGATGGATGCTGGTGTTTTCTACTGTCCTTACGTTCCATTGCAAATGGTTCGTGCAGTTGATTCCGCAAGTTTTCAACCACAGATCGCTTTCAAGACACGTTATGGTCTAGTTGCAAACCCATTTGCAGAAAATGCAAGTGCTTCAACTGGTCGTATTACTGGTGACTTGACAGCCAATCCTCACTTGAACGTTTATTACAGAAAAGCTTCAATTTCAAACTTGATGTAATTCGTTCCCTACATATAGTAGGATTTCAAAAGGGAGTAGAGAAATCTGCTCCCTTTTTTTGTTTGTAGTCATTTTCATGTGAGAATAAAATGTTGATAGTGATTGGTAATGGAACTTCTAAAACCATTTCTGACGTAAATCTTTTTAAAAACCATACCACATACGGTTGTGATTACATTCACAAGAGATTCATTCCTGACAATCTAATTAGTGAAAATATCCAAATTCTTGTCGAACTTGTCACTAACGGATACACCAAAGAACACGTTTGCCATTTTAAAAATTTTACTCTTATTCCAAGTTTTCATTATGACATGATGAAACAATCTACGGATAAGAGAATGAAGATTGCAGAGAACGAACCACCCACAGAAAATTTTATACAATTTGCTCACGAAGGAGTGATGTATTTTCTTTGGATTGATTCCACAGATTTGACAAAAAATATTAATTGGTGGGCAAATGAATATGATGATTGGATTACAGAAACAGTTGCTCTAAGAACAACTTGTCTAGAAAATCCAAACGAAACATTGTATTGTGTGGGATATGATTATTTTCACAGTCAAACTAGTTCTGGTGTTTATCTTGGTTCTTCTACAAATGTTTCCAGTTCAGAAAGTCAAGATTGGATTGACCAACATAGTAAAATAGAAGAAGAGTTTCCAAATTGTAACTTTGTGTTTGTCGGTAAAGATATCGGTTATTCTGAGTTTGAAAAAATGTTACATAAATAGTAATATAATATAAAGGAAACTATGGCAGCATCAAACAAAGTACCAGACAATTTAAATTATCTTTCCAATATCAGCTTTCGATTAACGATGGAGGATGCACCGCATCTTACTTGGTTTTGTCAATCAGCAAATGTGCCAGGAGTTTCCATCGAAGCAATTGAAATGCCCACACCATTTGCAACTATACCATACGCTGGAGGAAATGTTTCCTTTGAAGAATTGTCGGTAACTTTCATAGTTGATGAACATCTAAAAAATTGGATTGAAATTTATGACCGTATTATTGCATTAGGTTTTGCTGAGGGTCATGAAAAATATAGATTACTTCAAGGAAAGTCAGATTTAACCCCTAGAGGTGGAACAGTATCTACCATTGTTCTTTCAGTTTTAACAAGTGGAATGAATCCTCAAATGGAGTTTCACTTCTACGAAGCATTTCCAATATCATTGACTTCATTAGATTTCAGTAGTGCTGCTACTGATGTTGAATATTTTACTGCTACAGTAGGATTTCGTTACACTAACTATGAGATTAAGAATTTATTAAATAACTAAAATTATGGAACTTGAAAAAATTATGTCGATGTGGGAAGAAGATGCTCACATTGATGACAAAGACTTGGATAATGAGTCTCTAAACATACCCAATGTACACCAAAAATATTTAGACATCTACTCTAAAGAGAAAAAGAAAATGAGTGATCTTGAAACTCATTGGAAGGTTCTTTTTCAACAAAGATGGGAAGTGGTTATTTCCAAGAACGGAAAAGCGCCAGACCACAACATTAGAATATCCAAGACAGAGCTAGAACGACATTATGTTGCAGCAGATAGTGTTCTTCAAAAAGCAGAATATATTATGAATGAACAAAAGAGTAAAGTTGAATATTTGAAATCGGTTCTTTCGATGATTGAGAACAGAAGTTTCCATATCAACAATGCTATCAATTGGAGGAAATTTGTAGCAGGTCTTGGATGACCACACAAATATTGATGGAAAAGGATACTGAGGTATTCGTTAGACTTATTTGTGAGCCTCATGTGAAGATGGAACTGAATCATTATTTTCGATTCAGACCAAATGGTTATCAATTCATGCCCATGTATCGAAGGAAAAAATGGGATGGATATGTTTACCTTTTCAATATGGATAGTAATCGAATTTATGCTGGTCTCAAATCAGAAATAAGTAGATTTTCTGATGACCGAGAATATGATCTTATAGATAATACAGGAGAGATATTTGAACCAATCTCTAATGACGATTATTTTAAATTTCTTACATCATTTCCTTGTGAATATAAACTAAGAGATTATCAAAGTTTAGCAGTAAGACATTCGATAGACAATAAAAGGTGTGTGTTATTATCACCAACTGCATCTGGTAAATCTCTTATAATCTACTATCTGATACGATACTACTTACCTGAGAAAGCTCTAGTTATTGTTCCAACGCTCTCTCTGGTAAGTCAAATGTATTCTGACTTTGAATCATATGCGAAGATAGACGATTCATTCGATGCAGAACAACTAGTTCATAAGATTTTTGGTGGTCAAGAAAAACAGACAGACAAACCAATCATCATTTCAACATGGCAATCACTTTATGAATTGAATAAAGATTTCTTTAGTGATTTTAGTTTGGTAATAGGAGATGAAGCACATCTTTACAAAGCTCGTTCTCTTACTAAGATATTGAAGAATTTGGAAAATACTCCTTATCGAATTGGAACAACAGGAACACTAGACGGAGTAGAAGTACATAAATTAATATTAGAGGGGTTATTCGGTTCAATAAAGAAAGTAACCACTACAAAAGAACTTATCAAGAACAAGACTATATCATCGATTGATATAAATTGTCTTATTTTAAAATATAATAAAAAGGAACGTGCCATTGTATCAAAAATGAACTATCAAGAAGAAATAGATTTCATAGTGGGTCATCCAGAACGAAACAAGTATATTTGTAATCTTGTAAATGGTCTGAGTGGGAACACATTAGTTTTATTTCAATTGATAGAAAAACATGGTAACATTCTACATTCAATACTAGAAGATTTAATTGATTCTTCTAGAAAAATCTTTTTTGTTTATGGAGGAACAGATGCAGATTCAAGAGAAAAAGTCAGAGAACTTGTCGAGAAGGAAAAGGATGCTATTATCTGTGCAAGTTATGGCGTATACAGTACCGGCATCAATATTCGGAACATTCATAACATTGTTTTCGCTTCTCCTTCTAAGAGTCGTATTAGAAATTTACAGTCAATAGGTAGAGGATTGAGGAAATCTGATACTAAAGATTCAGCAATACTTTATGATATTTCAGATGATCTAACTCATAATGATAGGAAAAATTATACATTAAACCATTTTTCAGAAAGAATAAAGATTTATAGTTCTGAACAATTTCCTTATAAAATCTATGTAATATCACTCAAGGGGGTAACATGAGTTCTCACAAATATATCAAACTTTCAACAGGAGAAGAAATTCTGGCTGTGTATTTGAAACCAACCGATGGGTTTTTTAATCTGAAGCACCCAGTGCAAATAACTCATGTGTTTGAAAAAGATGAAGAAGGAGTTCGTTTTACGAAATGGATACCTTACACGGATGATGAAATAATTCCTGTATCTACGAAGTATGTGGTAACAATGACTAGTTTATCTAAGAAGATGTCAAAGATATACGATGATATACTAGGAGAACAAGAAAATAATGATATTGATTCATTTGAGGTAACTAGTATGTTAGTCAATTAGTACTGTAGCAGTATCTTCATCTCAAACCCTACAGAGTAATTATACCAGATACGACAGAATTAGTCAAGTCTTTTTTCCAGTAAAATAACACTTGACTTTATTGATATAACTTGTTATAATAATATATTATCAACAATTACTAAAAGGATTTAAATGGCTAGACCACGAACAAAACAACATTATGTAGACAATGAAAAGTTTCTAATAGTCATGGGAGAGTATAGGGAAAAATACCTTAAATCTGTTGATGCTGGTGAAGAACGTAAACCCCAATTGTCAGACTATGCTGGTGAATGTTTTCTAAAAATAGCAGAAAGATTATCTCATAGACCGAACTTCATAAACTATGCTTTCCGTGAAGAAATGGTGAGTGATGGAATTGAAAATTGTGTGATGTACGCAAGCAACTTCAATCCTGAGAAATCCAAAAATCCATTTGCATACTTCACTCAAATAATATATTACGCC